ATACGGAAACCCTTACGATACAGGAATGTATTTACCATAATGGCAATAGGAGCAGCGTTATTTAAAGGTAATTGTAGCGGTCATGGTACTGGTAGTGGATCTTCACACCATCCAGGACTAGGTGGAGGCGTACTTGGTGGATGTCCTCACTCACCAACCGCAGGACAGATTAACCCAAAACCTGTAGCACAGATGGATGCTGTTACAACTTGGAAGCCTACTGAACAAAAACCTAGACAAAAGTTAGAAAGGAGTGTTATAATAAACAATAAGATCCCTATCATAGATAGAGATGAGCTTGTTCTACACCCTACTAAAACAAAACACACTACTACTTCCGTTGGTAGAAAGTGTTTTACTGTCAGATCAAGCCCTGCGTGGCATTGCACGGAGGGTATATCAGGTGGTAGAGAGTCTTCAGAGGGACATCAACGGAGATGTTACTCTAGTACGAAGACTGTATGGATTACAGGCAAGCTTGCTGGTAGAATAGGTGACGATTTAGGTGAGAACACAACTACGTGGCCTTGCTTATCAACTATCTCAGGTGGGAGTAAAGACGTTTTTATTGGAGATTAATTATGCCAAAGTTCAAAAATGGTGGTGCGTGGAGTAATACTGATTACATTCTTCCGCAACCTAAAAAGACTCGTCAAGGAAAAAGTCCTCATACTAAGTTGAGTGCTACTTCACGTAATGCAAAGAAGAAAGCCTACAGAGGACAAGGTAAGTAATGGGTATTATTAATCAGAGAGCTCTTGGAGCACCAAGAGAATCCTCTGTTGTGCAGAGGGAAGGTAATTCTGGTATGGTTGATTATAAAATCCCTACAGGTGTTCCACCAGTACCAAGAGTTGATCCACCAAAAGAACAAAGAGGTGTTAAGCATTATTTGAATCCAGAAGAGTCTTCTAGACCCATTATCCCTCATGTTGGTGGGTGGATGGAGAAGAAACTAAATGGGGAACAAATGAAGTTCCTTTGGGATATGATTGGTAAGAAGGGAGATACTTGCGGTTTTATGCTTGCTGGTCATGTAATGGATAGTTACTATCTTGAAGATGAACAAGATTATTTTTACTTGAATGTACTAGATCCACTGATACAGGAGTATAATCACAATTTTGGTAATCCAGGAGATAAGATTGCGGTTAATAATTTACATCCATTTATGTTGCATAGATGGTGGGTAAATTATCAACGTCAAGGTGAATATAACCCAACTCATGATCATACTGGATGTTTTAGTTTTGTTATATGGATGAAGATTCCGTATACTAATGAGGAACAGAATGAAGTGGGTGATAGTGAGGCAGTTAAAATTGCTAAAAGAGCAGGATTACATTCAGGTCATGCTTCAAATGGAGCGTTTGAATTTCATTACAATGATATTTTCGGTGCTAATCATTCATTCTGGTATGATATGGGATCACCATTAGAAGGTACTATGCTTCTATTCCCATCAAATTTCAAGCATCAGGTATATCCATTCTTTAATAATGATGAATATAGAATTTCTATATCTGGTAATATTGTTCTTAACACCAATACAAGAATACCTGTAGAAATGAATACGGATATAACTGAATTGATGGATAAGGAAAAATTAGAGAGAAATAACGTAAGCACTAGCACTTCTATAGTATCTTTACCAGAACATACAGATAAGAAGATTGGTGAGTATCATTATCCAATATCTAAGGATGTTAATGAAACATTATTCCATATTATACAAGATTTAGGTTCTGGTAATACAGGAATAAATCCTGAAGAAGCAAATTGCACAATGACTGACTGGGACTTGTATTCAAGTCAAGAACATGTTAAAACTATGGTGGATTGGGTTCAACGAATTATTGATGATCAGTTTAATCCTCCAGAGCATGATTTTAAGACAGTAGAGACATGGGCAGTTACATATAAGGATGGTGAAGACATAGAATGGCATAATCATGGAATTAGTTGTTATTCCTTTGTTTATTATGTTAATGTTCCAGAAGGATCATCACCCTTGCTATTTCAGAATCCAGAGGGTATAATAGATCCAAAACCAGGTAAGGTAGTTATTTTTGAAAGTAGAATGAAGCACAAGGTTCCACCTAATAAGTGTAACGGTAGATGTGCTATATCAGGCAACATTTTCCTAAAAAAACATAAACAATTATGACTCTATCAACTAGATTAAAAGAAGGTACTAAAAAATCGCATAATGCAGCAGAAAATACTAAATTTGTTGCTGGTTTCCTTAAAGGAGTACTAAACCCAGAAGAGTACCGTAAACTAATTACGGACTTTTATTATGTCTATGAGACAATGGAGCAGAGGATAGAGGAAACTAAGGATCCTCTAGCAAGTGTATTAAAGCAGTGGGGTGCTAAACTTTATAGAACCGCATTTCTTAATAGAGATCTTAGATATTACTATGGTCCTATGTACAGAGATATGTTAACCCCATCAGAGGCTTGTAACACATATTGCTATAGACTTAATGAAATTGCAGAGAAGGATCCATATCTTCTTATAGCACATCATTATACTAGGTACATTGGTGATTTATCAGGTGGTCAAATCCTTAAGGGTATTGCTAAGAAGGCGTTAAATCCCCCTGAAGGAGAGGGATTACACTTTTACGACTTTCCTATGATAGATGATGCAAAGGCGTTTAAAACCGATTACAGAGCAGTTCTAGATGGGTTGGAAGTTAATGAACATCAAGTCAATACATTGATTACTGAAGCAAATTATGCCTTTAGACTCAACATGTATATTTTTGACGAATTGCAAGGAGATGCAAAAAAGTCATTACTTAAAGTTTTATGGGGGGTTATTACAGGGAAATGACGGATCGTAATTATGAGAACTGTAATTCTCAAAATTTGAGAATTGGTATGGAAAATAGGGGTGAAATAGCTCAATTATACCCAACTCCAATATATTGGGTTCATATGGTTGATAATTTTGCTGCTATACAAACAGAAATTGGTGAAGCACTTAAAAATGTAAATTTTGGAATGAAAGAAGCCTGGGGTAGTACCCATTATCTTTCAGATCCATCTTTTACTGAAAATCTTATTGTACAAAGTAAATTAGATAAATTAAAAGACGAAATTGTTAACCATGTAAATTATTATTGTAAAACAATAGGATTCCCTCAGCATGATGGGGTAATTGCAACTTCTTGGGCATCTTTGTTCAAACAAGGTAATTATGGCCATTGTCATCATCATGGTAATACAGATATATCTGGAGTCTATTATTTTAAAACTGAAGGTACAGATGGTAAATTATATTTTGAAAATCCTGTACCTTGTATGACTTCATCGTATACATACAAGTCTTTATGTGAAAGACAAGAGATAGTTGCTAATGATGGACTACTTTGTTTATTTCCTGGTTGGTTGATGCATGGGATATCAACAAATACAAAAGATAGTGATAGAATTAGTATATCATTTAATATTGATTTTGTAAGACATAGCCATTCAAACTGATTATGAAGATTCAAAATTTGGACTATGGATTTCCTATGATCCTTATAGATGACTTTTATAATTATTGGGAGATAGGACAAATATGGTCTGAGCTAAAAGAATTGGTAGAAGCAGACGTATTTCTAGATCCTCATCAGTCTTGGAGTGCAGTTGAGCATGGTAAGTTCCTAAAAAACAATAAATGCATCCATTTAGACGAATATTATCAAGAAAATCGCTCATATTCTAAAATTATGCGTATAAATCGCAAAATTTTCGAGAAAAACGTCTTTGAAACCAATAAATCCTTCTTTTTTAGGGATTTTATGCCATTATGTGACTTTGATTCGTCATTATTGTCATATTATGAGGATAGTCACTATTATAGTCCACATAAGGACTCTGCAATGGTTACAAGCCTATGTTGGTTCTTTCAAGAGCCTAAAAGGTTTACTGGAGGGGAATTGTTGTTCCCTGAATATAAGGTGCACATAGAATTACACAACAATAGGATGGTAATATTTCCAGGTTTTATACAACATCAGGTTACTGAAGTTAAAATGGAAGAAGAATATAAGAATAAGGGTCTTGGGAGATGGTGTATGACCCAATTTTTAGCAACAAAATTCACCGAAAATGAAAATGTGGAGAGTCATCACGGTGGAAAATTATTTTCTCCTAAAAAGTCGGATAAATAAAAGGGATAAGACTCCCTTTTATGAGCGAAACTATAATTTTTACAAGTAATGTACCTCGTGGTAGTCGTTTTGGACCTACTAATGAGGAAGAAACTCGTGTGGCAAACAGACCTGTTGACATGTCTGAGAATTTTAAGAAGAATGGATGGGAGCATTGTAGATATTTGATTACAGATCCTAGATCTGATAGTCTCTTAAGAAGGGATAAAGAATGAAACAAGTTACTAGTGCAGATCTAGCAGCAGGCCAATCTAGATTTTTTAAAGACATTTCAATTGCTTTTGCTAAAAACAGGTTTACTGATGATGTTGCTCAAGTAAAAAATGCTAATGCCATTAAACAATCTATTAAAAATCTTGTATTAACTAGAAGAGGAGAAAGATTGTTTAATGGTGATGTTGGATGTGGTGTATTAAACCTCCTATTTGAACCTTTAGATCCCTTTGTTATTGATACTATTAGGAAAGAGATCATAAATACCATTAATCAGTATGAGACTAGAGTTCAATTAATAACTGTAACTGCAATACCATTTTACGAATCTAGTAAAGTGAATATTACAGTTGACTATAAAGTAGTTGGACTACCAGTTGTGGAGTCGGTATCTTTTGTATTACAGAGACCTAGTTAAATGCAACCGAATAAGTTAACAGCATTAGATTTTCAGGATATAAAATCCTCGATTAAATCATATCTCCGAACGAGAGATGAATTCACTGACTATGATTTTGATGGATCATCATTATCATATCTGATTGATGTTTTGTCTTATAATAGTTACTATGCAGCATTTATTGCCAATATGTCTATGAATGAGGCATTTTTACCATCTGCCACACTTAGAGATAATGTTGTTAATATTGCCAAACTTTTAAATTATGTTCCTAGATCAGTTACTTGTTCTAAAGCATGTATAAAGTTAGAAGTTCAGACAAGTAAAACCAATTTAGCATATCCTAGCTCTGTTACTTTAAGTAGAGGTCCAGTTGCAAGAGGTAGTACATATATTTGGAATATTTTAGAGGATATTACTGTAGAAGTTGATACTGTAACTGGAAAGGCAGTATTTGATGCTGTAACCATTAATGAAGGATCTATAATCAATTTTTCGTATACTGTTAATACTTTCCAAACTCAAGAATATAAAATTCCTTCTGAAGACGCTGATATAGAAACCTTAAGCGTTACAGTTAAAGCAAACGAATCTTCTACCACTTCAGACCTTTATAATAGGGTTGAAACTGTTACTAACCTAACTGGTTCAACTCGTAGTTACTTCCTCTCTGAAGGTGAGGATATGAGGTATCAGGTAAGATTTGGTGATGATAGTATTGGTAGAAAGTTAAAAGATGGTGAGGTTATTAATTTTGAGTATTTGACTTGTTCTGGGGCAGATGCAAATGAGGTTACTGAGTTTGATTTTATTGGCGTTATAACAGATAGTAATCAGGTTAATGTTGGTGGTGCGGATGTGGTATTGATCACTAAAGATAGGTCTCAAATGGGTTCTAAAGCAGAATCTGTTGAGTCTATTAAGTATATGGCTCCAAGATACTATGCTTCTCAATATAGAGCAGTAACAGCACAGGATTATGCTGTTATCACTAAAAACCTTTATTCTAATGCTGAATCTGTTATTGCTTATGGTGGAGACTCTTTAACACCTCCAATATACGGTAAAGTATATGTTGCTGTTAAAACTAAGACTGGAACTGCTTTAAATGATCAATCTAAGAAGGATTTACAGACTAAATTGAGAGCATACTCAATGGCATCTATAGACCCTGTAGTTATTGATCCAGATGAACTTTATATCTATCCTAAAGTCTTTGTTCTTTATGATACTGGTGTAACGAATAATACTTCTGATATTAAAACAAATATTCAGAATGCTATTAATGATTGGGGTACTCAAACACAGATTAATAACTTTAATTCTACGTTTAGAAACCAGCAATTCCAAAAAGCAATTACTTTATCAGATAAAGCAATTAGTGACGTTTCTGTTCAAACTTCATTATTGAAGTATATTAAAGCAGATACCGACCAAACTAATACTTACTGTATTTCTACTGGTGGTGCTCTTTATAATAGTGCTCCTAGTAATACAGACGGATCATGTGTTAAAGAACCAGTTATATTGTCTGGAAACTTTAGAACTGCTGATAGACCTGGTATCGATCAGCAATTTGAGGATGATGGTTTTGGTAAATTGAAGATTTTCTACAATACTGGTAATAAAAAGGTATACACTAACAATTCTGCAGGTAGCATTAACTATGATACTGGAGAAATTTGTATTGGACCTATCAATCTTGTTGGTACAGGAGATCAAGTTCCTGGACCTACAAATTTAAATTTGACAGATCCTGTAACAGGTTTGGGTGAAGTGATTGATCCAACATTGTTACCAACAACAACAGATCTACCTGTATTATTCATTCCTGCTAATAATACAACAATTCCAGCATCAACACCTGGTACTGTTATTAGTGTAGTCAATCCAGAAGTTACTGTCGCACCAATTGGAACTATTCCACCTACGACAATCCCACTAAATAGTTTGACACCAACAACGTTTAACACAACGCCAACTTTAGTAGAGGTTAACCTCATTACTAATACAGGTGATCCCGATTCCTCAACTTGTTTCTAAGGCTAGATGTCTAAAAATACGAATAAAGTTTCTCAGTCAGTAGCGTCATTAACTCCTGCTTTCATTGAACAGGATTATCCGCTTTTTAATAAATTTATTGAGTACTATTATAGATCTCAAGAAAAGACTGGACTGGGACAAAATATAGTTAATGATTTCCTTCAATATCTTGATATTGATAAGTTGGATGTTAGTATCTTAGATGGGGCAACAAAAGTTGTAGAACCAATAACAGCAACGGATTCAGTCATAGTTGTAGAGAGTGTTGATGCGTTTTTAGAGACAAATGGATCGATTTTAGTTGGGGATGAGGTAGTATACTATGAGAAAGTAACACCTTCACCTAATATTGCGTTAAGTCCAGGTATTTCTTATGAACAAGTTCAGTTAAAATGGACTGGACTTGCAAGTCCATTACAAGATTTTGATGGAAGTAGGCAAAGATTTCCGTTAACATCACAAGATAATCCTATTGCTGCACCATCTGCACAGCATTTGATAGTTAAGGTATATGGTGAAATTCAAGTCCCTATTTTAGATTTTACTGTAGATGGTACTGATATTGTATTTACATTACCACCTAGAGCAAAACTTGATGCAGATGACCCTACTTCTACAAGTATTACTTACTTAAGTGGATTTATTGAGAATACTATTGCTCAAATAGACAATATTTCTAATAGTTTTGGTGATAATAAGAGACAATTTACAATTACTAAGGGTGGTGCTAGATATGAGCCAGTTATTGACGAATATATTTACGCAGTTTACGATAATCAACTTTTAATCCCAAAAGAGGAGTTTTATCTTGATGGGGATCAATTTATATTTAAAGAAGCACCTTTAAATGGTAGATACTTAGAATTGTTCTCTATTGAAGCACCTATACCTTCTTTTGGTTCTAATGCTGTTGGTTATGCTCGTATTAATGATGATTCCGAACTTACAGGAATTTCTGTAAGTAATAATGGTGATAATTACAGATACGAATATCCACCAAAAGTTTCTATACAAGGTATTAGTGGTAGTGGTTGTTCTGCAACAGCTTTAGTTAATGGTGTTAAGGAAGTTTCTTTACTTGATGGTGGTAAAGGTTATAGTGATACTAACCCACCTACAGTAGTTGTTCAGGATCCTACAAAGAGTGGTGCAAAGGTCGCTGAAATTAAAGCAACTGTAACAGATGGAGTTGTTAGTGGGTTAGAAATAGAGAATTCTGGTAATGGATATACTTTCACACCTAGATTAACTTTTAGGCAGCCTGGAGGTGCTAAACTAGGCACTCCGATCATAAATAGCGGTTCATTCAGTGGTACTATTCCTGTTGTTGAAAGAGGTATTGGATATACTACAGTTCCTCAGATATATGTTGATGAGCCAACTGGTGAAGATGGTATTAAAGCATCTTTAAGAGCAGTTTTAGATCCAACTTACGGTACAGTTCAAAGTATTCAGATATTAAATGCTGGACAAGGATATGAAGTAATTCCTAGAATTGCAATAATAGATCCTGTAGGTGCTCAAGTATTGGAAACAAAGGTTGATGGTGATGGAAGAGTTGTTTCTATAGAACTTTTAAGTGGTGGTAGTGGATATGATGATGTTCCTTCTGTATACATCTTAGATGATAGAACAGATGGAACTGGTGCATATGCTGGTGGAACTGGTGCGACTGCAGTAGCATCAATTTTCAATGGGCAGATTATTGATATCAATATAGTTAATTTTGGTAGTGGTTATAGTGCTTCAGAACCACCAACAATATTCATTCAATCTCCACCATCTGCAGAAGCTTCTGCTACTGTTGGATTGAATCAAGTTACTGGATTTAAAATAAATCAAACTGGTACTGGATATACAAAAGCACAGTTTGAAGGTTGTGCTAGAGCAGCAAGTGGTATTACTTCATATACTGAAGATGGAAATGCAGTATTTACAAATGATACTACTTCATCTGCAGCAGAAATCGATACACCTGTAAAATGTCTAGATCAACTCTTTATTAAGAGACTTTTAGACAAATATACAGAACAATTCCTTCCAGATGTTCCAAGTTTGGATTATTCTAAAATTGATGTTAGAAATGCTATAAAATCTATTAAAGATTTCTATTCATCTAAGGGTACATCTTTTAGTATTGCATACTTATTTAAATTACTATATGGTGAAACGGTAAGTATATCTTATCCTAAAGATCAAATTATTAAACCATCTGATGCTACTTGGTCTATTGATACTATTCTTCGTGCTTCATTAGTTAGTGGTGATCCTGTTAATATAAAGGATGGTCTTATAACTCAAGAAGCTGATATTGCTGATCCTAATGTACAATCGGCAAGTGCTCTTGTAGAAAACTTTATTTCTATTAAAACCTCAGAACTTGAGATTTTTGAACTTGTTTTATCAGAAGAAACTATTACTGGACAGTTTACTGTTCCATATAAGACAAGATTGGGTGAGCCTTTGAGTGAAACTGATAGTATTATCACTGTTGACTCTACTATTGGTTGGCCAGAAAGGAACGGTGAGTTTGTTATTGGTGGTTCTGAAGTTGTACAATATAAAGAGAAATCATTAAACCAGTTTATAGAATGTACTCGTTCTGTTAATGGTATTGTAGAAGATTGGGATTCTGCTACTTTAGTTAAGTCTAATTTTAGAATTTACATTAATAAAGGGACTCAACAAGAAGTTGTGATGAATATTGTTGGTATCGTTGATGCTCAACAAACAACTTTGACCGATACTGGATCTTATTACCTTCCTGGTGATAAATTGACAGTTTCTAAGTTGGGTGGTACTGGTGTAGGTCCAGATCTAACAACTTGGTTGTATAATGTTAAGAAATTGATTGAAATTACATCTATCACTTATGGTGGTGTTAACAATCAATCTGCTACTGTAACTTGTGCTAATCCTCATGGTCTATTGGTTGGAGATCAGGTTACCATTTATGGTGCTAATCCTATCATTTATAACGGAACATTTCTAGTAACTTCTAGAGATGGTGATAATATTTTCCAATATGGTCTTCCACAACCAGCTACAGTAGAACCACAGGGTAATATCCTTGTATCTATTGACCTTAATAAAGGTAAGTCTGCTAATAGTGCTATTGAAAATGCTATTAGTCCTTATACTACAAACGTACAGAACTCATTCTTTAATGATCAATACGTTTATGTTGCTGCTACAGGTATCCCAAACTATCAAATTGGTCCTTTTCCAGGATCTGCACTTCTTCCAGGTAACCAGCGTAAATTAAATAGGTTCCCTAAAGTTGCACAAACAATTTCAACTAAAGACGTTATTAAGCCTGGTCCTATTGGTACATGGGTTAATGGTGTCTCTATATGGTCTTATAAGTCAGATTTAAGTAAGACATATGGTGGTGTTACTAATATTGATATAACAAATTCTGGTTCTGATTATGATGCTGCTTCTCCTCCAGCAATTACAGTTTCTGGTGGTGGAGGTACTGGTGCAACTGCTGCAGTAACCGTTAATGGTTCTATTAGTGAAATTACTGTTACTAATGGTGGTTCTGGATACACATCTTCACCATTGGTTTCTATAGTTGGTGGAAATGGATCTGGTGCTGCTGCTACAGCAATTATCACTAAGGGTCAGGTTTCACGTATTCTAATCAATACTGGTGGTACTGGATATACTTCACAACCTTCTATTACTATAGTTGGTGGAGGTGGAACTGGTGCTGAAGGTACTGCATCTGTTCGTGGTCCTATTCAAGCAATTGCTGTTACTAACGGTGGTCAAGCATATACTTCAAAACCTAGTATATCACTAAGTTCTGGTGTTGGTGCTGTTGCACAGGCTATTGTTAATAATGGAAGAATTATATCTATTGCTATAATTTCTGCAGGACAAGGTTATACTACTGCACCTGAAGTCACTATTCAGGGTGATGGTTTTGGTGCTATAGCAAGAGCAACAATTGATGTTGATGGTGAAAATGCTGGTAGGGTAACTGGAATTGAGATTGTTAACAGAGGTATCAACTATCTTCAAGGTACTACAGTTATTAATCTAACCTCTGTTGGTCAAGATGCTTTATTTGATGCAAACGTTTTTGAATGGACTTATAACTTAGAATCTACATCAACATTTGATTCTGCTAAAGGTGCTGTATTTACTGGATATAATAACGAATATGGTGGTGAGTATGCTCACCTTTCAAATCCTCAAAAAATGAGGTATATTTTAGGTGATAACCTTTTTGAAAATCCATATGGCGAAATTAAAGAGCAAGAAGATCAATTAGCACATTCTCCTATTATTGGTTGGGCGTTTGATGGTAACCCAATTTATGGTCCTTATGGTTATACTGATCCAACAGACCAAGGATCTGCTGTAATTAGATTAGGAACATCATTTAGATTAAAAGAAAATCTTGTATTTGATGTAACAACCAATCCTTATCCTGTAAGAACTGATGGTCCTCTTCTTACTGATGTTGATTCAAATGGAGATTATTTGTATCCTGCAGGTAAGTTTGTTGAAGATTATGAGTATATCTTTGGTTTAGGGGAATTGGATCAGTATAATGGTCGTTTCTGTAAGACTCCAGACTATCCTCAAGGTAGATATTGCTATTTTGTTACTGTAGATGCTACTGAAGATGGTAATGCATTATTCCCATATGTTCTTGGACCAAGTTACAACTCTGTTGTTGATACTTGGAATTTGAGTACAAGTGCTATTCAGCAAAATATTCCTACTGGTGTTGTACGTTATAGGGATCCTTACGAAAATGTTGATATTGATGTTGAAAGAACACCTAATGCTTCTACTGCTGCATTAACAACTGAGGCTGGTGACACTATTCTCTTTGAAGTTGAAGATGATAACCGTGATGGTGTTATAACTCAAGACGAAACAGACAATCCTTCCGAATTATTTGAAGAATCACCATTACAACTATATGATTACTTCCCTAAAGTTCAATTTGACTCTAAAGTTGATATTGAAGTTGAAACTATTACTAAATTTGAAGATGCTTCTGTAACTGGATTTACTATTGAGAACCCAGGAAAGAACTATCAGGTAGATGATATACTCATATTTGATAATGAAGGTACTGATGGTGCTGGTGTTTCTGCTCGTATTTCTCAAATTAAGGGTGAAGCGATAGATCAGTATACTTTTGAGAATGTTAATGGATTAAATTACGGTGTTTTAGACACTAATGTTCCTCATAATCT